GTGACATATCGAACCTCTTCTAGCTCCATCATTTCCTTTTTCTGGAAGACGGAGTTTATACTTCGACCAGTATAGCCAAGAACAAGACTGTGCTGTTTTGATTCGGCTAGCTGATAGAGGTGTTTGAGGTTCAGGCATCACTAAGTAATAGAGCAGTTTTTACTTCTTTTTTAGTGAAACTAGAAGAATTGTTTTTAACAAAATCGCAAATAAATTTTAATTGTGCATTTTGATCTATTGATTTTTCATCCCAATATTTCTTAATGTCACAGCCGTCTAGATGAGCATCACCGAAATCATTATACGGCTTGGGTGGGAATTTTACACTTAAAGAGTTAAGGTCGAAATAGTTAGATAATTTTAGAAAACTTTTTAAGGCTGCAATAAACCCTCTATTTTCCCCACTATTGTTGTCGTTATTTGTTGAAATATATATGCGACTAATAGACCTGCTACTAAGGTAATTAACAATATTATTATTAACAGATAAACCAAAAATGACAAGAACATTCCTAATGTTTTGTTCATAAAGAGCCAACGCATCACCTATACTTTCTACTAAAATTACTTCTTTACGAGAATCAATCTCTTCTTCTACCCCAGTGCTTTGGTTAAAAGCAGGGTAGACCCAATTATTACGCTTCCCTATATGTTTCCATTTAGGGTAGTTGTTATTATCATCTACTTTTCTTCCTGAAAAGCCAATAATTTGTTTATGTTCATTATATACTGGAAAGACCATTCTTCTATACATCTTTCCCACTCCAGCTAAACCCACTTGAAAAGCTTTCTGGGTTTGTTCAGAAATATTTCTTTTATTATAAAAGTTATAATTAGGGAATAATCTCTCTAGATGAGAGTCATCGTAAATTTTTTCCATTTCAATTTTTTCTTTAGGCTGATAAACAGTTACGTTGTCTGTGGAAGAGTTTAATAATATTTGTTCTGTCTGCTTGTTGTCTTTTAGCGTAAGCCTAATTAGAGCTTCAAAAGGTTTACAGCCTTTATTCTCAACAAAATCCATCCAAACACCAGTGTTTTTGTATATCTTGACAGCAGTACTATTGTCTCCATCTATATAAATAGCTTGAGTTCTCCAATGATCACCACAATCTATAAGACTGTAGCCTATCGATTCTAAAATTCCTTGGAATTCTTCAGAATTGATCGAAGTCGGGGATTGTTTCTTGGATTCCATCACTATCTAAATCTTCCTCTCCATTCAAAACTCTCGCTATATCTCTAAGATCTCCTCTTTCTGTTATATTAAAATTATTAAAATCTAAATTAATAGCATTTTTTCTCAACGAATCTCCAATACTTACAGGCTCTACAGCTCCAGCAATATCGCTACCTAAGTGTCTAGCTTTTACATTAATGAGTTTATGTGTCCCAAACCTGCCGCCTTCCGTCTCTACTTCATCTGTAGTTTTACTACGGAGAATAAACATATGAGAACAGAATTGAGTAATCCTATCTGATAGAGAAACAATAGACTCATCATCGACTATGTTTTGAGAAGTCCTGTTGGTTGTTATACCATATCTGTTGGATTGAACTGATGTGATCATAGGAATAACAGGGTTGCCGTCATGTAGGATTTCTTTTTGCACACACTTCTTAAATTTATCGACCATTTCTCCAACGACTTGCCATTCTGATTTATTACCATTGTTTTCAGACGTTGTTTTGATGTAGTCAAAAGAAAATACCATTTGGTTTCCTCTACCCACTTTAGCATAATAAAATCTCTTTAGAGTGTTAACCATAGAGTCCACATCCATACCCCCGACATTGTAATAGTAAAATTTTAAGTTTTTAACTCTAGGCCAGACAGATCTGACTTTTTCTACAACATCTTCTCCAGCTTGTCTCCATTTACCATTTTCTAATAAATGCATCGGCACTCCAGATAGAGCAGCGCATTGTCTCATGATCAGTTCTTCTTTGCTCATCTCACCGTTGTCGAAGTGCAGAACAGGAACGTCATATTTCAAACTAACTTTAGTAGAATAGTCCATACAAAACTGTGTCTTACCCACACCAGAACGGGCCACAATAACCGTGATGTTGCCAGCTCTTAAAAGAGAACCATAAATATCATTTATCTTTCCATGTGGACCCATCATGCCGAATTCAGTGACAGGATTATTCCCGCGCTCTTCGACGAGAGCCTCCATTTCCTCGTAGATATTTTCTGGGCTATCGTTTCCTATCTCATAAAGATTAATACGAGAATTGTAAACATTATCAGCTACTTCGATAATATCTCTGTAAGAGGATTCTGGAGCGATATTTTTCATCTTCTTCGCTATCTCTTGAGAAGAATCTAATATTTCCCTTCTTATTGTATATTTTTTAAGTTCTTTAGCTGTCTTTAAGATATTACCTTTGGGAACTTTCCTTAGAGATAATGATTTAATATAATCAGAAGGATTTAAATTATCTTCAAAAGATAAACCCACATCATTTACTCTTTGAGCAATAATGATTTCATCGATTTCATCGCCAGCATCAATAGCTTGTTGGATTATCCTAAAGATGGCAGAATGTAACGAACTCTGTTTAGAATAGAAATCTGAATTACTAATGAAATTAGAAATCTCCGCAAGGCTTTCTGGCTCTTTAAGCAGACCAGCTAATAACTGTTTTTCTAGTTCAAAATTGTATATCATTAATCCTCTTCTATTATTTCGTTAGGTGCATGTTGGAAATGATTTTCCAAAGCTTTTGTTAGAGCAAATTCCGTCATACCACAATCAAATTTACAATAAATAAGTGGCTTCCCATTTTCAGAAGAAACAGCCATAATGACACCTTTATATTTATCAGCCCCGCCCGATAGCTCGTAAAGCTTATCGACCATCTCTGTAGGAATACAAAATTCCTTATTGTCACTGCCTTCTGGTAAATTCATAAATAAATGTCTTGCTCGGTAAACAAAGAAGCTTGGATTTCGTCTTTTGGATAAATTTCTGCTAGCTGAATTTCATTAGCCTTGCAAAAGTTTAATTTGTGCTCATCTCTTTTAAGTTGATCAGCATATTTAAAATGGTTTTTATGGAAAAACTTAACAAATTTTGTGTGTTGCGCTCCCTGAACTTCTACGGCTATTTTCTTATTAGCATTATAAAAGTCTAAAGTTAACCTGCTGCCAACCACACGAAACTCTTCGAAAACAATGTCATTTTTCCAGTATTTATACAAGAATTTTTTTACAGTAGTTTGAAATTTACTTCTACTAGGTTTTTCCCAATCAATTAAATATTTCTTTGCATTTTTAAGGTTTCTTTCTTTGCCGTATCGGTCAACGAATTTCATGCTACAATTTGTTCTTTGAAATAGTTGATCAAAAATTCGCACAAGTCTTTATCATCTTCGATAATTTTAAATAAATTATTATCTCCTTGTATTTTTTCTGGGAAGTCAAATTTGTTTTCTTTTAATAAATCTAAAAAATCTTCTGTAGGTTTAATCCAAGCTCCTTTCTTCTGCATGAACTCCCAAGCATATAGCAAGTCTACGACTTCTTTTTCGACCCAAATAGATGTGCCATTAATACGTCCATATTTTATAGGATAAGAAATAGTCATATTCGTATTTTCGTGAGCGGATTTTTTAATCGTCACTTTAGCTTGATGGACAATGATTGGATTTTTTTTAGAGTCTATAGTTTTTACAGTTGGATTTTTCAAAATCAAATCACCCTTAAATCTAGGTTCGAACTCCATTATATTGTTAGCGAAGTGCAATAACGCGTTGCCTCCTGTAGCTGTAGTCTGACGAACAGGCGCTTTTGAATAAGGATCTAGTTTGATATCTGCTCTGACTTGACTGATGAAAATAGCCATGTGTCCTCTTTTGCCTAACGCAGTGCTAGTTTTTTTACAAAAATCAGAAGCAATGACCGCACCACCTGCCACCTTACTACTCTCTTCAAAACCTTTCGCTAAATCATCCTTCTTAATTAAACCATCTACAGAATCTAAGATAAAGCAATATTTAATCTTTTCATCAT